TGACACTAGCAAAGGTTGGTCTATACAAATCAGGCCAACTATTTATGACATAAAACTTAATACTATAGAAAGGTTACAACAAAATAAAACATGCCATAAGCAATGGTTAAAAGATATGGTTGACCTTGAAGAAATATTAATCATTAGCTACCACCACCCTGATAGTGATGAGTATTATAGAGGAGGTAATCGTGAGATGTCCGATATGTAAATCCCCTACTAGTGTAGTGGATAGCAGGCCACAATCTCTTGCTGTTAAGCGAAGAAGAAAATGCGATGGACTGTTTGTTAAATGTAATCACAGATTTAACACGCTTGAAATTACAGAGGTATCGTACAATGGTAGTACACCTGACTCCAAACCAGTAAATGTGGGTTCGATTCCTACTACCTCTGCCAAACAATACGTTAGTAAAGCAAAGAAAAAGTTTGTGCCCTTCTCATTAGAAGACACAGACTACACCGATTCATTATCCGATGATGAGTTAGAAAGATTAATCTATTTAAATAGGGATAACTAAAATGCAACCAGAAGAATTAATAACTAAAGCGAATGATTCACTAGGCGATTATGCTCAAGAACTTATTGATAAAAATTTTCAACGAAGAAAAAATTGTCTAGCTTTAGTAGGAGAACTCATCTCTGACTATGATGAGTTAACTAATAGAGATATCAAAAAGAAATTGATGAAGTTGATGCACGCTATTTGACTTTGAACTGCAAGTATGCCACTAATAAGTATGGAAAAGTATATGGAAATACTCAAGCATCACGCAGACGGAAGAGATGTAGACCTAAGGTTGGCATTTATTGAGGCAGGTGTGCCAACCTCTACATTCTACAGAGCTAGAGTAGGAAAGGAACTAAGATATAAAACAGCCTTAAAGGTATTGGAATCTATTGACAAACTTTCATCACTTCAAGAAAATAACTAACGTACCTTTATCTTATCAAGATATGATAGGTGCTTTAGTCTTTGAAAGACATCGGCAAAAGATTTCGCAAGAAGCATTGGCTCATCAGATAGGATGTGCTGTATCATTAGTACATAAGTGGGAGCAATACAAACGTGTACCATCTGGTTTCTTATTTAGTTGTTGGCTAGACGCACTTGGCCTTACGCTCAAAGTCTGTAAGAAAAAGACTTAACTCAAACCCAAGTGATGGCATGGCATGTAAGTGTGATGCGTGTCACACAATGTCGCAATGGTTTGTCTGCATCTTAGCTTCTATTGAGCCTGCTATGTATCACACGATTTGTTTGGACTGCTATCAGGAGGATTCATGGCAAGTAAAAGTCGCATCAAAGGAAATTACCACGAGAGGTGGTTCGTCAAATGGTTACAAGCGATGGGGTTCAAAGCGAAAAGGCAACCACTCAGCGGATCTCTGGGAGGAGAGTATAGTGGAGACATCATCTGGGAATTCAGAGGACTCCGACTGGTAGTTGAAATAAAATACAGAGACAAGTCTAGCTTTCCTAATCCTTTCAAGGTACTGGAAGGCAGAGACATAGCAATGTATAAGAGGAGAACAGGTACACCTCAAACCATAGTCATCATAGATGGTACTGTGTTTGAAGAACAGATCGCACCACTATTAAAGGAGAACTAACATGTCATTTATATTAATGGCTAAAGCAGTTAACGAATCTATACCTGATGCACTATGCAAATGGTTACTCGTTGTACTTGCAGACCACGCAAACGAAGAGACGCATACATGCTTCCCATCTTTAGATAGACTAGCTGAACGTACACAAATGAATCGTGTTACTGTAACTAGAAAATTAAATTGGCTAGAAGAACATGGCTATGTCACACGCAATAGAGGTAGCAGTAAACGCTCTACCATCTACACTATCTTTCCAACAGTTGCACACAGCAACGCTCCAGTTGCAGAGAGTAACCCTAACCTATCAATTAAACCTATTAATAATATAGAGGGGTACATACCTAACAAAGAATTGATCGATCAAATAAATAAGAAAGGAGAACTAGACCATGACCATGAAACGAATCAGTTCGTTGACTTCCATATTGCCAAAGGTACGAAATTCAAAGACATCAACAGAGCCTATAGGTTCTGGTGTAACAATAGAATTAAGTGGAACACAGAAAGATCAAGCAGTAGCACGACTACTAAAGGTTGGTCAGCCCACAACAATAGACGCAAGTCTTCTATCTTTGGTGGAATCTATAACAAAATACAAAGTGAACGTGAATGAACTCAATCGTTATCCTGCTAATGGAGGCTTCGTTACTATACTTAAAGGATTCGATATAGAGGCCGACACAGTAGAGGACATAGATAAGTGTATACTTGGTGTCACTCAAGCACAGTTGCCTATGCCATACCCCATGCTACGTGAAAGGTTGGCTGTCTTAGCCACACTAGTAATCAAACCAAGTGGAGAAGGTGAAGAAGACATAGATGTCAGGATGAAATCGTTAGCACAAAAGCTAATGGAATTCCCTGCTGATATAGCATCGTATGCTATTACTCAGGTTGAACGAACCCAAAAGTTTTGGCCTTCGTTTGCTGAGTTCTATACTCACATAGGATGGAGACTTACCCATCGTGAGTATCTACTGCGTGATCTTAATAAGAAACGCATTGACTTACTGCGAGTTTGCAGTTAATATTAATCGATAGAGTAACGGCTCGTTCAGGACTGTTGTAGATAGCATATCTACATTAGTGATGTAACCTTCTCGTTATTCTATCACCAACAACAAGGAGAACTAACATGGAACGTAAAGGATTTATCGGTGGCTCTGATTGTAATAGAATCATGAGCGGAGACTGGCTTAAACTATGGAGTGAGAAGAAAGGTTACACAGAGCCTTCTGATCTCTCTGATATATTAGCCGTACAACTAGGTTCACATACTGAATCATTTAATATTAGATGGTTTGAAAAAGAATATGTATGCTCAGTCACACATGATGGTGGCTCTAACGAAAAAGGTGGGAGTGAACGCACATTAGATTACATGGGTGTACCATTAAAAGGATTGTTAGATGGTATGGTTTATGATTTTGAAGAGGGCACTCAATACATAGATGTATTAGAATGCAAGCATACTTATGAGTACAATACTTTTGAGCAATGCTTACGTCAGTACATGCCACAAATACAATTTTATATATGGATAGCTAAAGCTAAAGGATGTTACTTGTCTGTTATCTTTGGCAATCGTAGATGGGAATGCAAGTATGTAGCTGAAGACTTAGACTACAGAAGTAAGATGGCATTTCACATAGTAGAATTTTGGAAGTGCGTTACTGAAGACCGAGCACCTAGCACAGAAAATAATATATCAGAATCAATTGATAAGATTCCAGTTGATGAGATGGTAAGACGTGACGCTAGTACAGACAACCACTTTGTATCTGCAACGGCTGACTTAATTAAACATGAGACATCATCTAAGTTGTATGATTCTGCCAAGGCTACGCTTAAAGAATTAGTTGGTGACAATGAGCGTGAAGTATACACCGACCAACTCTCAATCAAGAGAGACAAACGTGGATCATTAAGATTCACATTACTTAACAAGGAGAACTAACATGACTGCAAACAATTTAATAATTTGGGATAGAGTATCTAAATCTGATCCTGATTCACTCAAGCCAGTAACCTTTGGTGCAAGAAAGTTTACTGCTATTGATGCACACTATCAAATCAAAGCCATGACTAAAGAGTTTGGTCACGTTGGCAAGGGATGGGGTTGGACAAATCACATGGAGTTTATTAACTTTTCTAATGGTGACACGGCATGCGTTGCACACATAACAGTATGGACGAATCAAAAAGAAAATGTCTTTGGCCCTTTTACTGGGTGTCGTACATTCTTTAACTCTGCTAAAGGTAGAACCAATGAGGATGCACCTAAGATGGCTATAACTGACGGCTTAACTAAGGCTATATCGCACCTTGGATTTAATGCTGATGTATTCATGGGTAAAATGGATGGCAATAAATACATAAGCGATCAACAAAATAAGAAACCAAATCAAAAAGGAGAATGGTAATGGAAGATCAAAAGCAATACGACAACACCAACACTGGTGTAGGATTCAAACCCTTTGACGATCAGAAACTAATACTACAAGGCAAGTTTGATGTAGATGGCACGATAAAAAACCTAGCTTATCATACGGCTGTGTCTAAAGACGGAAGCAAACGTATAGATGTGTACGAAAAAGTAGGTGCATTATTTCCTAACG